CTTTGAGCAGGTTTTTTGCAATATCAGTTTGGCCAGATTTCATGGCTGCATAGACTTGGCCAGATTGGGCCAGTCGGTTCTGCTGCTGAGAAGTTGACATCAAATCAAACGATTTGCGCACGCTTTCTGCCTGATCTTTTGGAAGCATGGCAGAGACACGGGCAAAGTCTGTAGCCGTTGCATTTGGATTGCCAAACAAAGTTTTCAATTCTGTCTGTGCCTTCATAGCCTGTTCGCGTGCCTGTGCTTGTGCCTGTGCTTCTGCACCGGCTGCGCCAAGTTTGAAGCCACCGAGTGCCGCCTCAAAAGGGCTTTGCACATCAACTGCATAGTTGATCGGGCCTTGGAATGGATTGATTGCCATGTTTTTAAACCTTGCTGTAGTCGACCATGAGGTAGCCGCCAGATTCTGAAACAGCGCCTGGATAGATGGCCTTGACTTCCTGCGCCATCAAGCCTACTTGACGGCCGCCACCCCAGATGTAATCGAATTCGTAGACGTTCAAGCCATCGGGTCGCGTGCCAATCTGCTTGATGTTTTTCTTCAAGCGACGGTCACTGAAAAGATTGCCAAAGCCAGGCGTGCCTGCCGAACCGCCTCGGCCTGCACCGTACTGCATACCAAGGAATTGAGCTGGCATGTTCAAGACTTGACCGTATGCTTTCGCCTGGCCAAGTTCACCGCCAGCTTGTGCTGCACCTTGTTGGCCGAGTAGGTTGGCCACGTTCACGCCTGTTTGTTGACCAGCAGCTCCAACGCCAGCAGCAGATTGCTGCCCCAGTGCTGTCATGCCACCCAAGCGTCCATATTGCTGCTCGATCAACGAGTTGAGCATTTGAGGACGGAACTGGGCCAGTGCGCCTTGGATGTTGCCACCACGCAGGCCACCAGTGGCCGATGCGCGTTGTAGCATGGCCTCCTCGCCTTGTCTTGAGAGGGCTTGGAATGTCTCGCCACCTGAGATGCGTTCAATGGCTGCACGCTCGGCATCTGGGCCTCGTAGACCCAAAAATGCTTGCTGTTGTTCTAATGCAGGAACACCTGCCTCTGTGTAAGGTTTGAGCAATTCACGCATAGCATCAAATTGTCTGCGCTGTTCTTCAATGCCAGCTTGAGATGCAGCGGCTTGTGTACCTGCGGCATCTTTAGCTGCACTTCCTTGTACTGCACCGCCAATAAGTTGACTTCCACCTACAATTAGGGCTGTGACTGGATCAGGCATTGCCAAACTCCTTCATGTAATCTTCAAAAGTCTCGGCATACAAAGCCATCACATGATGACCATGCAAAGTGGCAAAACCAGCCCCATGCACCAGCGAGACCGCCATCAAAATCAAATCGTAATATCCAGCTCGCCACATGAACGACTTGGCATCTGCCTGTTTATTGCGTTCTGCCATGTCCGAGGCTTGCCACTTGAGAATCATTGTCGCCAGCAAAGGCGTTAAATGGGCGCTGTTGGCGATAAAAAATGCGTTCTGGTGCATACCCACCAGCGTGTTCCAAATGGTTGCATTTAGGTCTTTGCGCTCGACCGTGTCGCCATCGGCAACATCGTCAAACACCTGAATGGAATCGTAAACCATGACAAGCCATTCCACAACTGGCAAAGGCAGCATAAAAACCCTTTGCAGGTTCTCTTTAAGCCAATCAGTCATGCACAACTCCTAATTAGGGCAGGCCGCTGGATGCCAGAACTCAGCGGCTTGATTTTCGCACAAATTGGCAAAAGGTCAATCCTCATATTCTCTGTCTTCCCAAGCCTGACAAACCCGCATATCGTTGCAGATAAAGTTTAGCTTTTCGCAGTGACCCCTGAAACCTGCGCCTTTGTCATAAGCCGCCATTGGGATGCGCTCAATTCTGACTTGGGTCATAAAACTATTGTAGTAATACTCGCAGTTTGAACAATGCTTACGTCTTGCGTCTTTTTCATCGCATTGCATCGCCTCTGCCAAACCTGCGTAGAACTCCTTATTTGCACCAGCTTCATTGGTTGGCATTTCAGGGCCATAGTTCCAATCAGCGACCGCAACGGCATAGTTCTTTTTATTCTCTGCGTTGGTCAAAAATTCTTCTTCCATCGGCAGACCCATAAAGCCCTTGGGCATCACCATAAATTCTTTCATGCTGCTCTCCTTATGAAATTTCGCGGCCTGATGCGCGGATGGTCAGGGATGTCGCCGCCCCTGCGATTGTGGAAATAAACCCGCCGACATCGAGTGCCTGGCCCACCAGCTCGGGGCAGGTATAGGTCTCATCTGGGACGATGGTGCGTGTGTCAATAATCAGGTTCGATGCCCCTGCTGACCCAGATACGGTTACCAAGTTGCAACTAAAAGTCACATTGTTGCCACTGGTGTTGGTCACGGTGAACTTGTCAATAATCGCCTTGACATTTGTTGCGGTGTATTGGGTTGTCTGTGCGTTTTCTGCCTGTTTTGCAGGGATAAGCACTTTTATTGTTACGGTCATTTATTGAACTCCTTGTACGTTATCTGAAACTGTCAGAATAATAGATGGGACGGATGGGTAAAAAGCAGATGCTGGAAATGCCTCGGCTTGCACACTTATATCATCAACGGCAAACATGATTTCAACATAATCGTTTGCCTTCAGATTAAAAAAATAACCAACTGTGCAAAGTTGTTCAGCATTATTTCCCTGTAACCTTAGTTGACTGTTGCTGTCTGGCACATCAACCCCATTGATGCGAGGCCATACCCAAAAAATACCCGTGCCACCACTGGTTTTATCTAATTGGATGCTGAACAAAAAATTGTAAATATTCGGTGTGTCAACATAAACCCTTGATGTTGGCGTGCCGAGATACACGCCCTGACTTACGTCTGTCGTATTAAATGTAATTGCCTGTGGGGTATTGATTGCGGCGGCAATTTGTGTAGTCGTATCGTAGAACTGCCCATATCTTGCTCGTTTGAACTCCCGTGGTGGTGGGGTCATCTCCAACCCTTCAACCGCTTTATTCAGCTTGTCCACCAACGCCAGCGCTTGATTCGCTTTATTCTCTGCCAGCGCCGCATTGATGGCTGATTCTTGAGCCAGTGCAGCAAGCTGGGCTAATGCGCTGTTGGCTGTGGCGGCTGCGGTGTCGGCTTGGTATTCGAAGTCAGTTCCAACAATTACTTGCAACTCATCGACAGCAGAAAATAACAGTTCAAATTGTCTAATCTGTTGCTGGTCAGTCAAAAACTGCGCAAGTTGGTCTCGCGTCAGATTTAGTCTTCGGGATGTTGGTGCGGTTGCCATCAGAATGCCAGTGCCTCGATCTGGGCTTCAAGACGGATGAACGACACATGAGCATCGCTGTCACCACGGAAGCGCTGAATGCGCCAGTTGCGCATGTGCCCTTGCTGGAACCATGCCAGGCGCTTGGCGGTGTTGCCAATCGTGCCAACTGAGATAAACTTTTCTTGACTGTATGACTTGCCATCCAATGAGTAGCTGGTGCTGATTTGCGGGTTCTTGCCAAGAGCAATGCTGCCCGTCAGACTCACCAACTCTAGCTCGTTGAATATTGCCCCATTGCTTTCGTTGTAAACAATTAAAGTGCCAAACTCCCAGCGCACTTGTTGACCCCAGTGGTGGCCTGTATCTTGCACCAGATAGCCAATGTTGCTTGATTGCGGGTCGCCCACCAGCCACTTATCGTAAACCCAAACCATGTTTCGAGCACGATATTGAGCCAAGCCTGACAGAGTGCTGACCAATATAAACCAGACTGGTGTTTGCAAAGCCTCGGATGCGGCTGCATCATAGACTAGGGTCTGGTCAGGCAGATGCACATAAAGGTGCTGGTGGCTTTTGTCGTTTCTGGCCTCTAGCTTGACTACCGCTAATTGCGCCTCGGTGTACTGAAGCAGGATATTGTCAACCTCTTGGGTGCTGACTTTTTGGGTGGTCGCTGCTGCACCAATGTAGATGCTTGGGGCTTCATTTCTGCCGCTACCTAAAAAGGCAATGCGCTCAATGAAAACGCAGCAGGCTTGAGTTCCGACAACACCCTTTTGTATCTGCGCTCCGTCAATTCTTGCAAACGGAAACAGCTCTCCACCCACGTTATCGAACACTTCAATGGTGTTTCTGTTCAGCGCATAAACTTCGTTTCGCAGTTTGAGCAAAGCCACT